ATTCCCTCAAATGAAAGAGTTTTACAAGGAGTGTAAACAGTGTATGATATAGTGTTTATAAGCTATTACGAACCAAACGCAGAACAAAATTTTGACGATTTGTACAGTAGATTTAATACTGTTGGTGTATTTGGTGATAGAGTAAAGCGTGTTTCTAATGTCAAAGGTATACACAATGCACATATTGAAGCGGCTAAACTTGCAAAAACTAGTTACTTCTATGTAGTTGATGGCGATGCAAAGGTCGTACAAGACTTCAAATTTGCTCATACAGCAGAGGAAAGAGATATAGTACATGTTTACCATAGTGCTAATCCTATCAACGATTTAACATATGGTTACGGCGGCGTAAAACTATTACCTACTACACTTACACACAATATGGACATAACTACTACAGATATGACTACAAGTATTAGTGATAAATTTAAAGTAATAAACGAAGTTAGTAATATTACAGCATTTGATACAGATGCTTTTAGTACTTGGAAAAGTGCTTTTAGAGAATGTGCTAAATTAGCAAGTAAAACAATAAACAGACAAGACGAGGAGGAAACTAATGCAAGACTTAAAACTTGGACTACTTATGCTACTGGAAGCTATAAGCGAGATGCGTTACGAGGTGCTAATGCTGGTATGCAGTTTGGCCTTTCTAACAGCTCTAGTCTTAACCTAATAAATAATTTTGATTGGTTAAGGAGTCAATATGAGAATAGTTAAAACGTTAGAACAACTAAAAAGCGAAGAATACAGGACAGTAGACTTTTATCTATCTAAGTCATGTAATAAAAGTTGTCACTACTGTACTGCATGGACGTTAGAAATGCGTTACTTAGATACCAATATGGATTTGGTAAGAACTATTCTAAAAGGACTTGCACCATATAAGACACGTATTTGCTTACTAGGTGGTGAGCCTGGACTTATTAAAAACTTAGATGAAATTATAGCAGAGATTAAAAAATATCCTAATCTAATACCGCAAGTATTATCTAACTCACTGGTTCGTAAATTTTATCCACACATACTTGAAGATCCTGAAGTCATCTATATAGAACATTTGATATTAGATTTTTATGAAGATAAAATTGAAAAATTAGGAAACTATGATTGGTTTGAACCTAATGACTTAAACAACTATAATCTTATTATCGAAACACCAGGATACTTTGAGTATAGAGACAAGCACGATATAAGTCATATTGATCATAAAAATACAGAATTTAAAGAATATAATTCAAGGTCTCCTGATTTCTTTAGTGACCATAAACTAGAACAAGCCCCAGAATTAGAAAGACGCATATGTGCAAAGTTTCCACAAGTACCTGTGTTTGATTTTGAAATACAAAAGATTAGACATTGCAGTAGAAAAGCAATTAACGGATCACGTGAGTTTGATATTACAATAGAAAATATTACTAAAATGATGGAACATGACTTATTTCAATTTGAAAAGTATTGTACAACTTGTATGGATATAATTCCACCACGCCCTAAAGGACGTAGACAAGCAATACTAGAAAAAATAGCATTAGAGGAAATAAAATGAAATTATTTTCTGTAGCACTAAACATGCATGACCATAATACTTATAACGGTGAGACACACTTACAGGTTGAACGTCATACTCGTAGAAAACATAATTTAAATACTGATCCACATGACGGAAAGCCTAGTAGAGAATTTTTTGAGCAGTATGTAAAAACAGAAGATGAAATGTTATGTTTTACAGTTTCTAATTTAGGACAAGAATTTGTAATTGATCTTATTGAAGAAAAGTTTGGTACAAAATTTTTAGGTTTTTATCCTAGTAACTTGTGGGAAGCAGTTATAACTAAAAACTTTTATTATATTGACCACCATCAAAGTCATGCCGCATATGCTTTTCTAAGTTCTGGTTATGAACAGTCAGACATACTTGCTATTGACGGTAAAGGTTGGAAATTTAATTGTGTGTTTTTTGACAAGCACGGACATATACACGACTTATCAGATAAACTATCAATTGGCGGCCTATGGAATAGATTATCACAAGAACTAGGCTTTGGATATTTAGGTGCTGGTAAAGTTATGGGGTTAGCAGGGTATGGACAGTATGATTATCAAATACATGCGTTGATTGATTACTACATGAACAATGACTTTGAATTGCCTGATTGGTCAAAGAAAGTTTTAGATAAACACTTAAAAGAAGATGTTGCTTATACACTACAATGGGTAACTGAAGACTTAATTAAAAAATATGTATATCCTTTAAAAACATGCGATAACTTGTGTGTAGCAGGAGGTGTTGCATATAACGGTTACGTAAATGAAATGTTTACTAAGCATTATACAAATGTACATGTTCCACCAGCAGTGGGAGATGAAGGCCAATCACTTGGCACGTATATGCATGCCGATTATGTACTAAACAAAAATATACACTTACCTAAAACAGCATCAGGTAAACATTTTGATTATGTGCTATCTGATAATTTTATTGACTTAGATATAAAGAAAGTTGCACAAGATATTGCAAACGGAAAAATTGTTGGATGGTTCCAAGGGTTATCTGAAAGCGGTAACAGAGCATTAGGAAATCGTAGTATACTTGCTGATCCTCGTAATCCTAACATAAAAAATATTATTAATGCTACTATTAAAAAGCGTGAAGACTTTAGACCGTTTGCTCCAAGTGTGTTAGAAGAATATTACCAAGAATACTTTGATACTAATCAGCCAAGTCCATACATGAGTAGGATTATGCCAGTTAAGTCAGACAAGATTCCGGGTGTAACACATGTCGACGGTACAGCAAGAATACAAACTGTAAACAGAGAGCAAAATGAAAAGTTTTATGATCTTATAAATGAGTTCTATAAAATTACAGGCATACCAATGTTACTTAATACTAGTTTTAACTGCCAAGAACCTATTGTAGAAAATCCATACGAAGCATATGAAACTTACGAAGAAACTGCAATTGATATACTAGTAATTAATAATTATGTTGTTAGGAAATAAAATGTTTAATGAATTACTATTACGCAATGTATTAAAAGCAATTAAAGAAAAACCTGAGTTAATGTTGGATATTATTGACTCGTACAGCGATAATCAATTTAAATCGAAAGATAAACTCTTAGAAAGTATTAAACCATTTATATCTTCAGATACAGAAGTCGCAGTTCTTGGATGTTGGTACGGAAGTATAATAATGCCGATACTAGCACCTAAGGTTAAAAAGATTACTGCAATTGATTTAGATGACAATGTAGTACGTATAGGCAAAAATATACTTTTTAAAGAGTACGATAACATAAGCTGGTCAACTGGAGATGTATTTACTAAACAATTAAATTATTCTAATATTAATCTTGTTATCAATACATCTTGCGAGCATATGTTGCCTATGAAAGAATGGCCTTATTGGAATAACGGAAGCTATTTTGCAGTAACGTCAAATAATATGTATGATATCAAAGGACATATTAATTGTGTAAGCAGTATTCAAGAATTTAAAGATCAATTACCTAGTAACTCTACAATATTAGTTGAAGACGAGATAAAAGATACTAGAGGTATACGTTATATGCTAGTTGGTAGACTTACCGTTTAGCACTACTTTTACATTTTTATCAAATGTAGGAAAGTTCCAGTGTTCATCTAATTTGCCTGTTCTAAATTTCTCTGGCACATCTTTGTTTAATACATCTGAGTGTTGAATACGATCTAGTTGTTCATTAGGAAATCCTACACCTACAAGCAATTTAGGATTTTGTTTTATTCCTAGTATATCACGTATTGGTTTTGTATCTAATGCTGAACAGATACCAGTTTTATATCCAAGTAATCCTGCTGAAAGTATAAGTTCACCAACTGATATACCCATAGAATATGCTACCTGTTCGCTGTATACTTTTGCCGCAGTACTATTTGGATTTTCTTTTGCCGCTCGATGTTGGCTTCCTCTAGTATTGCCTTGTTCTACAACATACACGAATAGTGCGTTAGCATATATTTGAGAGTTAGTTATTGACTTTGTATCATTTTGTATAAAGACATCGTTTTCTACTTTAAAACTTT